AGGGGCGCAGGCAAGGACGCCAGCCGCGCGCGCGCCATGGAATTGTTTCCAGACAACCAGGCTGAATTCAAACGAGTCAAGGATGACGGCAGGGCTGACGCTGCACTCATCGCACATTGGGGAAAGCACCATGCATGAACAAGAACGCGCCACCATGCGCGAGCACATCATCTGGCTGGGCACTGAGCTGGAGCGCCAGCGCAAGCTCAATCAGCAGCACATCGTGTTTCTCAAGCGCATCCTGGACCCCGAGGACCTGGGCTTTGCAGCCAGCAACGAGGTGCGAAAGATCGCGTACATCCTGCTCATCAACAACAACATCAACTAAGGCAACAACGAATGAAACAACTCAAACTGCGTCCATCCGCGGCTTCTCGCTGGATCGCATGCCCAGCCTCTGCGCGGCTCTCAACCCTGGTCCCGTATCAGGAGTCGGGTGAGGCAGCCAAGATCGGCACAGCCATTCACGCGCTGGCCGAGACATGCTTTCAGCTCGACACCGATCCCATGAAGTTCGTCGGCCAGCAGGTCGAGGGCATCACCATGACTGAAGAGAACTGCGCATTCGCACTTGAGCACCTGCAAGCCATCTGGGCGATCCAGGATGAGCTGGGGCACGTCAAGGTCGAGCAGCTCTTCAAGCTCTACGACACACCCGCGTACAGCCTCCAGGGAACGGCTGATGTGGTCGGCTGGTCCATCACCAAAGAAAAGCTCACCATTGCGGACCTGAAGACGGGTCGCGGGTATGTGGACGCAGACAGCGAGCAGATGAAGATCTACGCGCTGGGCGCGATCAAGCACATCAACTTGCGCGTGAAAGAGGTCGAGTTCCAGATCATCCAGCCACACCATGGCGACAAGCGCATCCACCGCATGAGCGCGGACGAGCTGGGCGTGTGGGAGACAGAGGTCATGCTCCCCGCCATCAATGAAGCCGTGAGCCAAGCGCCTCGCTACGCGCCGTCAGAGTCAGCCTGTCAGTACTGCCCAGCGAAGACCATTTGCTCTGCACAGAAGGCGTCATTTGATGTGGTGGCCGCGCAGCGTGACATCACCAGCATGAAGAAGGACGAGATTAAGGACGTCATGCTGGCGCTCACGCCACAGCAAATCAGCGACATCTTGGACCGTGCACCTATGGTCGAAAAGTTCATTGAGGCCGTCAAAGAACACGCCTTGTCGGCTATGGAGAAGGACGGCATGGTGGTTCCTGGCTGGCAGTTGCAGCCCAAACGCGCATCGCGCAAATGGGTCAATGAGGCCAATGCGCGTGCCGAATTAATTGCTGCGGGATTGTCCGACAGCGACATCTATGAAACAAACCTAATTACTCCTGCGGCAGCAGAGAAACTGCTTCCAAAGGATCAAAGAGTTATCTTGGAGGATCTCACCGCCAAGGTATCAAGTGGACTCACGCTTGCGAGAGATCGCGGCCTGAGTCAATAATGCAACCCCTGTAACTTTTGAAAGCGAAACGCAAAATGCTAAATCTCTCTTCTGGTGGCGGCTCTGGTAACTACATCCGCTTCTCACCCCAGGCCAATGCCTGGACCAACAACCTGGGCGAGGAAATCCAACTCAAGAAGGTCGTGTTCGACATCGACGCCGTGCAAACAGGCTGGCTGTTGCTGGGTGTCGGTATCCGCGAGTGGGTGGCCGATGCAAGCCTGGGCAAGAAAGGTCCACAGCCATCGCCCGAGCACAAGCGCGGGTTCATCGTCAAGTTCTACAACAAAGAAATTGGCACTGTCGAGTGGTCATCCAACGGCGTCGGCCCCAACATGGGACTGGAGCAGATGTACACCGCATGCGCCGCGCAGCACGCTGCCAATCCTGGCAAGTTGCCTGTGCTGGAGTACGCTGGCTCCAAGCTGGAGAAGATCGGTAAGGGCACAACCCGCATTCCGAACTTCAACGTGGTGTCATGGATCGACAAGCCAGCAGGCATGGACCAGGATGATGCCGAGTTCACGGCGCAGGCCGCACCAGCGCCATTTCCAGCACCAGCCCCTGCGCCAGTGGCGAAGCCAACGCCTGCGGCTGCTGCTGTGGCCGCCAGCGATGACGACATGTTCTAACTGACACGCGTCAAGTGCCGCGGGATAACACCCGCGGTTTTTTTTCCTCAAAAAATTAGCAGCAAAAAAATGAGAGTTTTAATCGCTTGCGAATACTCTGGAACAGTTAGGGATGCATACATAAAGCAGGGCCATGACGCCATGTCATGTGACTTATTGCCAACTGATTCAGTAGGACCGCACTATCAAGGCAATGTATTTGACGTAATCAATGATGGCTGGGATTTGATGATTGCTCACCCGCCATGCACTTACCTATCAGTCAGCGGGATGCATTGGACAACTCGCGGTTTGCGCGATCCACAGCTAACTGAGGACGCGCTTGAGTTTGTGCGCCAGCTCATGAATGCGCCAATCAACAAGATTGCAATTGAAAACCCTGTCAGCGTCATCAGTAGCAGAATCAGGAAGCCTGACCAAATTGTCCAGCCATGGTGGTTTGGTGACGATGCAAGCAAAAAAACTTGTTTATGGCTTAAGAATTTGCCGCTTCTGACGCCAACAAACATGCTGCAAGGTGACTCGAAAACGCGCAGAGCAAATCAAACCGAAACAGGCCAAAACAAACTCCCGCCATCAAAAGACAGATGGAAGATCAGGAGCAAGACTTATCAAGGCATCGCAGACGCGATGTCTCAACAATGGGCTTAAATAAATGCAAGCAGAACAAATAGCCAAGCAGCTCGGCAACGCGAAAAAGGCCAACGGTCAGTGGGTGGCAAGCTGCCCAGTCCCAGGTCACGGCAAGGGCAATGGAGACAAGAACCCCTCACTCAGCATCAGCATCAACGATGACGGCAAACCCCTGTTCCACTGCCACGGCGGTTGCACTCAGGAAGACGTCTTCAACACCATCAGGGACATGCGCCTGCTGCCCGAGCTGGAAGAGCGCCCAGATCCCTTGGCCAGCATCAAGCCACTGCCCGTCGTCAAGTTCGAGCAGGAGTGGGAGTATCAGGACGAGAACCGCACCACGGTGTTCGTTAAGCAGCGCATGAAGATCGGCGAAACAGGCAAGACCTACCGCCTGTACAAGGTGGACCCTGACGGCAGGCGCTACCCAACACTTGGAGATGCACGCATCGTCCCGTACAAGTTGCCCGAGCTGCTGGACGCCAAATCAGCAGGGCGCATCATCTACCTGGTGGAGGGCGAGAAGGCCGCCGACGCGCTCATGAGCATTGGCGTGACGGCGACAACAGCACACACGGGCGCTGGAAGCTGGCCCGAGGCCATCACAGAGTACTTTGCTGGGGCCAACGTGGTCATCCTCCCAGACAACGACGTGCCAGGCTGGCGCTACGCGCAAAAGGCCGTGGCGGCCATCTGGGGCATCGCCAAGAACGTCAAGGTGGTGGACCTCCAACTGCCCAACGACAAGGAAGACGCCTGGGAGTTCGTGCACAAGTACGGCAAGAAGCGCGAAGACCTGGTAGAGATGGTTAAGGCCGCGCCCAAGATAACACGCGTTGACGATGCAACGAGTCCCGAAAGACTGAATGGATTGAAGCTGGAAGCAACATCAGGTAAAGAAAACCCAGAAATCTATACACAAGACATTGATCATGTAAACAAACAGGCAGAAATTGAGCGCGAGTTCGCGGGAGAGCCAGCCACCAAGCAGGCCAAGGAGAGCAAACCCGTCAAGGTGATCAACATTGAGGCGTGGGACGACATCCAGGACGAGCCAGTCGAGTGGCTCATCCACGGCATCCTGCCAACCAAGGCATTTGCGGCGCTGTACGGTCCACCAGGCAGCTTCAAGAGCTTCATCGCGCTGGACATGGCCGAGGCCATCGCCACAGGACGGCCATGGATGGGCAATGAGGTAGAGCAGCAGGGTGCGGTGCTGTACATCTGCGGCGAGGGCTTTGGCGGCATGGGAGCCAGGATCAAGGCGTGCCAGATCCACCACAGCACGCCCAAGGGTGCGCCGATCTATGTGATCAGGCATCAGCTCAACTTGAGATCAAGCACCGAGGACTTCAACGCGCTTATGCTGGCCGTGGTGCAGTTGGTCGAGACAACGGGCATTGAGTTCCAGCTCCTGGTCATCGACACGCTGGCCAGAGCCTTTGGCGGGGGCAACGAGAACGACTCGGACGCCATGGGATCGTTCATCACGTCAATGGGAAAGATCCAAGAGTTCTTGAGCTGCGCACTCATGGTGCTGCACCACAGTGGCAAGGACCTGGCCAAAGGGCTGCGCGGTCACAGCTCGCTGCTCGGAGCCGTGGACACCCAGTTGGAGATCCTGCGGTTCGATGAGCAGTCCAAGGGCGTCATCAGCCTGACCAAGCAAAAGGACGGGCAGGACAACATCCGCATCGGGTTTGAGATGGTCGAGGTGGAGATCAGCGGGTCCAGCCTGGGCTTTGATCCCGTGGTCAGCCTGGCGGTCAAGGCCAGCGATGAGGCATCAAACGAGATGGCAAGGCGAGGGAAAAGCAACTCTGGAGCTGGCAGAAATCAGCGTCTTGAGATGACTTGCCTGGAAAATGTCGTGAAATCCAAAGGAGTCATAAAGTTTATAGATGGTCAACAAAGGATGGTTGTCGATTTGGAAGATTGGCGGCTTGAATTGAGGTCAAGAATGGGCATTGATGACACCAGCGACAGCAAGTTTAAGACAGCCTGGAGCCGCGCAAAGAAGAGATTGGTGGAGTCAAAAGAGGGTGGAATCAAGGACAAATTGGTCTGGTTACAGCGCCAAGAACACCACTTAAATGAGTTCTGAAACTGTCGTTTGTAACTGTAACCAGCCTGAAAAGGTTACAAACCATAGAAAAGTATCACGAATTTTGACATCCGATAATTGAAACACATTACAAAATAAAGCAAAGCATCGATTGTGAAGGTTACAAACAGTTACAAACAGTTACAAACAGTTACAAAAGATGCGCTGGTGGTTACAAGTTACAAATCGAGAGTCTAAAGACTCGATGATTTGTAACCTAACCGCCATCTGTAACCTTGAGGAGTGACCAATGGCAACGAAAGCAAAAACGAGAAGACCGAACCAGCATCCAGTGGTGGAGCAGCCGCGTCCACCAGCAGATCCTTGGACCATTCACGTTCAGGCAAAGTTGGTGGAACTGGAGGCGGTCAAGGCTGTCAGTGACAGGAAGTGGGGAGAAAACCGACTGATTACTTTAGTTGACAGCGAGTTCAGGGAGAAGTTCTGGCTGCAAAACAGTCGAGTGCACCAGTTCATCGCCCAAAAGGACCAGATCAGGTTTGACTCAGCCATCGCGTCCATGATCAGGGCATATGGTGTGCTGGACGACAAGGCAACCGAGAAAGGGTTCAAGCCAGCAGCCGAAGACATTCCGCGCATTGAGTGGGAGATGCAGGACGGCTCAGTCATGGTCGTGGTCAGGACACACAACGAGGCAGTAGCGTTCCAGACGGCGCGACAAGACATCGCCAATCAGCACATCTGGAGCCTGGAAGAGTTGGAGGTGTTCATGCGCGAGCCTATCGTTCAGGACGTGATCAAGATCAAGGCATTTGATCCAACAGCTATCGTCACCAAGTTCACGCCAGGCAAGCTCGGTGGTGAGACAGGGTTTGACGACTTTGAAAACGACTTGGTATTCAGCGACAATGAGCCGACTGAGATGAAGTTCAACTCAAAAGCAGCAGAGAGGTTCAAGAATGGATCAAATTAAGCGTTTGGCGGGACTTGTCCGCGATAAGGTGCTGGACATCGTCCAGCGCGTTAAAACGGCTCTGAGGGGCTGAGAGATGCCAGGAAGACCAAAGTTCAGGCAAGACATGGCGCTGCTTGAGGAACTGCCAGACGAAATGATCGTCAGCATGTTCGAGGACGGCAAGTCACAGACTCAGATCTGCTACGAGCTGGGCATCGGGCGACGGGCGCTAGAGCAATGGATCGAGGACAACGACCCACATATAATCGCGCGTGCGCGTGCGAAAGCCGCCGATAAGCTCGCGGTGGAGACTTTGCAGATCGCAGACGAGATGGACGTCGATCACGCGCAGCGCGACGTCCAGCGCATCCGAACCAGGCAATGGCTGGCCGAGCGTTGGGATCAGAAGACTTATGGCTTACAAAAGCAGGCCCAGGTCACAATCAACATGCAAGACCTGCGCATCAACGCGCTGCGCCACGTTGAGGTCCTGGACGACTTATCCACAGGGGAAAAAGCATGATGTTCATCGTGGCCTGTGCACAAGTGGCCAAGTGCCAGATGCAGCATGTATAAGCTGTGGACAACGATGGTTCGACTTAACATAATGGACATCGTGTTAAATCGGTTTTTGTCGCTGATTGCACAATCCTCAATGGAATCAACGACTTACGCGAATTCGCGCCTCAGAAGTTGTCCACATATGCCGAAGGTACTAGCCGCCTGGCCCCGCGGCGGCGCGACCCCCCCTTCGATCTGCGCGGCGGGGGCGGCTGATGGCGCACCTTAACACCTACCGAAACCCATAATCGCATGACCCACCCCCCTACCCCCACCCCTGACACCGCGACACCGCGCTCCAAAAAAAAATTGGCCACAGCGCCTGATAACCCGTTTGTCGAATTCGTCAAACTCTACAAAAACAACCCTGTGCTGTTTGTGCGGGAGGTGTTGAACACTGAGCCTGACGTCTGGCAGATGGAGTTTTTGAACCACATTGCCAAGGGCAACCGCCGTATCTCTGTCAGGTCTGGCCATGGCGTGGGGAAGTCCACGGCCAGCGCCTGGGCGATGCTTTGGTATCTTTTCTTACGGTTCCCCGTCAAGGTTGTGGTGACGGCTCCAACCTCCAGCCAGCTTTATGACGCCTTGTTCGCGGAGGTTAAGCGCTGGGTGAAGGTTTTGCCGCCGATGTTGCAGGACCAGTTGGAGGTGAAGCAGGATCGGATTGAGATGAAGGACGCGAATAATGAGGCGTTCATTTCGGCCAGGACGTCCAGAGCCGAGCAGCCCGAGGCCTTGCAGGGTGTGCACAGTGACAACGTGATGTTGGTGGCTGACGAGGCGTCGGGTATACCTGAGCAGGTGTTTGAGGCTGCGGCTGGCTCGATGTCTGGTCACTCTGCCGTCACCCTGTTGCTGGGCAACCCTGTGAGGTCCAGTGGGTTTTTCTACGACACGCACAATCGGTTGGCGGGTGACTGGGTGACGATGAAGGTGTCGTGTACTGACTCGCCCCGCGTGTCTGAGGCCTACATTGAGGAGATGAAGGCGCGGTATGGCGAGGAGAGCAATGCGTATCGGATTCGCGTGCTGGGTGAGTTCCCGAGGTCGGATGATGACACGGTGATCCCGATGGAGCTGCTTGAGCTGGCGATGAATCGGGATGTGGAGGCGAGCCAGCACGCGTCGCTGGTGTGGGGCTTGGACGTGGCCAGGTTTGGTTCTGACAGGTCGGCCTTGTGCAAGAGGAAGGGTAATGCGGTGATGGAGCCGATCAAGACCTGGAAGAACTTGGACCTGATGCAGTTGACGGGTGCAGTGGTGGCTGAGTATGAGGTGCTTGTGCCGTCTCAGCGGCCCGAGGAAATTTTGGTGGACTCGATTGGCTTGGGCGCTGGCGTGGTGGATCGGTTGAAGGAGCTGGGGTTGCCAGCTCGCGGGATCAACGTGGCCGAGTCGCCTGCGATGGGCGGGACTTACAGGAACTTGAAGGCTGAGTTGTGGCACAAGGCCAAGGCCTGGCTGGAGCAGCGGGACTGTCGTATGCCCAAAGATGAGGCCTTGATTGGTGAGCTGGCGGCTGTGAGGTATTCGTTCACGTCCAACGGGAAGATCCAGATTGAGGGTAAGGACGAGATCAGGAAGCGTGGCTTGCCCTCGCCTGATCGGGCTGATGCGTTTTGTTTGACGTTTGCGAGTGACGCGGTGATTGGGATGTATGGTTCGGGTGGGAGTGTGAAGTGGAACAAGCCCCTGCGCAGGAATCTGCCAAGGGTTGCATAATTGCGCTATGCGTCAACACGCATGGGGATTGTGGCCCTGGCCGAAACGAAGTGAAGCGCGTTTAGTCCCCAGCCGTGTTGGCGAAAGCGGATGCCGTGCCTCACACTTCTGAGGGTGCATCATGGTGCAGCGAGTAGCTGACAACTTATTTCAAGGAGAAACCGCGATGAAGATGACCAAGGCGCAGAAGAAGGTTGGCAAGGTGATG